TAGCTTGAGCGAGTCTAGCACGATCCAACATACGGTCATGTTTCTTTTTATCAGACTCTTTCTCTTGGTCGATTTGTTTTTTTACATCATCTACTGCATCTTCAGGTAATAACTTGTGTAACTGAAGACGGTCAACACCCCTATAAGATTTTGCAATCTGTTGGGCATAGTAGTTAGTACTGTGTGGTAATTTACCACCGTTCTCTTTCTTCTTACGTACTAATAGATCTTGTAGAGTCTTCAATGCATGTTGATATTCTTTACGATTAGTCGTGATAGACTTAATCTTATTCAACATCTTACCTTCGGTAGTCTCTGTAGTAATAGTCTTACTGGTAGACTTGAAGTTCTTCTTACGCATTATTGTTTTATTAATAACTTCAAACTCTTCTTTGTTACGATCATACTTGATCACAACAGGTAGATTCAGATCCGACTGTAGGTCTTTAATTACTGCCTCACTATCTGGATTCTGTCTAATGTTCTTTGCTTTGTTCTTCGCAATCTTCTTGAATACCTTCTGCAACTCATTCACTGTGATAGCTGGTTTGTTGCGAGGATCATTCATACGATCACGGAAATGACGTGTGAACTCGACATCGACATCGAACTTGGCAAGGATTCGATCTGCGAATTTCTCAAGGTCACTGAGTTGTTTTGCAGAGACTTCTTCGTACATGTCTTTGAATGCTTTCGTATACTTGGAAGGTTTCGTTTTCGCTGTCGCATCGCCTGGAGCGGGTTTATAGGCGGAATCATCATCGTCTGCTTTCTTCCCATGTTTTTTGAAATGGGCATCCCTTGCCACCTTGGTTGACTTCTTTAGTCCTTTGTGGTAACGTGCTGGTTGAGTTCCTTCTCTATCTTTAATGTCAGCGTCTTGCTTTTTACCACTTCCCCCTTCTACTAGTTCGACCGCATCCAACCACTTACGGTATTTCTTGTCACCGCACTCAACGATAACATAATTAGATCCAAGGAAGCTAACCGTGCCAAGTTCTTCGGTTTCTTTGATGACAACCGAATCACCCACTTGATATAGCGATCCTTGTACATACTGTTCCCTTGTTTCTGAAACAACAGGTAATTCCACATGGTTCTTGAATGATCTCTCTTCCTTGAGCCCCATTCCTCTTCGCACATCATTAAACAATGATCGTGCATCTTTGTTAGACATCGTCCTAGGCACACCTTGTGAGAAAGTCACAAAGTCATTTGCAGAGGCATTTGCCCGTTGTTTGGATGCAGACATGCCCTCTACACCCTCAGCATCAGGATCTCTTGCACCAGCAGATACAATGTTGATCCTTTTGAAATTATAGAAACCGTGTCTTGCTTTGACACCGTTGTATTTGTTCAAGAGAGTGTCGAACTCTCTAATACGATCTTCCCCTACAACCATAGTTACATTACGGTAACCTTGGTCATATAATGATGCAGCTACATCGAATACGTTCTTAACTTTCTTATCCAACATAACGTTCCGTGCGTGTTTAGGGAACATCTTGCGGATATGTTTGATCTTTTGTGTGTAGGTCAACGGATCTTTCTTAGGATTCTGTGACTGAGACACAAATACTTTATAGTCTGACTTACCAGACTTCTTGGACAATGTGTCCATTACTTTACCGTGGCCGATAGTAGGCGGGTTCATTCTACCAAAGGTAAAATAAACTTCACGTTCCTCTTCGACTAGGTATTGTGAAAAATTCTTTATCACTCTTTGCCCTTACTCTTCTTTCTTGCTAGTTCTGCTTTACGCACTTGGGGTAATAACTTCTTCGCAAGTTTGTCAATTTTTGGTTTCATCTTGTCTAGACGTTTTTCTATTTCCATTCGTCTAGCCATATTTAGGTCACCTTTAGACTGACCTTTTGTGAGTTTCTTGGCAATCATATTACGTGCTTGTTTCTTTGCACGTTTCTTTAGTGTCTCCATATTCGCCATCTTACGGGCAGCTCTTGCACGACCGATTGCAATCTTAGGAGCGAGTTTTTTCATTTGACGTGCCTTCTTCAGGCGCTGTTGGATAGTAAGTGCTTCATCAGGCCCTTCGGTGGTGGTTTCACCACTGTCCCTCTTACGCTTCTTACTATTATAGGCGAGTTGATCGTCCCCAGTTTGGGTATAATCGACTGCTACGAAATCTTTAAAACCTAATGGTTTAGGCATATCTTCCTCTTTTGGTTTAACCCATTAATTACGACTAGGTTTATCCCAGCCTTTAACAACATCGGGCGAAAAGTTATTATAGGAAAATTCCATCCTATCAACCAATTTCACCGCATCACCACCAAGTGTGTCGATTGCTACGTATCCCTCTTCACCTGTGGTCTTATAACCATTGGTAGTTTGGACAAAAGTATCAATCTTTTTTAATCTATCAAGTTTATTTATAAGAATTAGTTTCGCAAGAACAATAGTTTTTTGCAATTCAATCATATTAACTAATGCTTTTTTATTGTCTACCGAGAAAAATTCTAGTATCTCGTCTAACTTTTGTTGTTGTACTCCCTTTCCTTTGGCAGTCTTTCTCTTGTCTATTTCTTTCTGGTACTTGTCCTGTATCCACTTGATTAACTTGGTTACGTGCATAGAAGTGTTGCCAATCACTGCCCCTTTCCGCACAAAAGTGTTATTAAACTGTTCTATCAATGTTGCAATATGTTGCTTACCCTCTAGTTCACGTAGAGTGGTTCCAGAGATCTTATTGAATAGTAATCCACATTTACTTAGTAGTTGATTAACTCGTTCAGTTTCTTTCTTGGACATAGTAGCCTGTTGTACGTCACGTAACATTGCATCCTGTGACCATACGTTTACAGATCTGCGAAATTTCGACACGTCCACACCATATGATGCTCGCATCGACTCAAAGTCTTTACCAGTATAAGTTGTATGCCATACGATACCGATCTTCGCCTTCTTAATTTCAGATGCTTGATCTACAGGTACGGCATAGATAATAGTGTTTGGATGGAAGGTAACGTAGGGAACACCATCGAATTTTTTTGTTGAGAGATCTTTCTTTGAAAACAAGAAGTCTCCTTGAATGACACCTTTGATGCCAAGGTCAGGTAGATACTGAAGTGCCTCCTTCATCTTGTCTGCAAGATCTCCATCCATATCTGCCTCGATCTCTGCATTAGTTTTATAGACCTTTGGGTTCTTCGCAAAGATACCTTTCTTGGCCACAAAGAACTTACCGTCTCTTGGATCTTCACCGCAGAATATCGCAGGCGCACCGTCCCACTTTACAGATAGGTTACCAGCTTTCTTTCCCGACAACATATCACGCATATCACGTAATGCGTTGATTGCCATTCGTGTACCATTCACACCCCCATAGAGAACTTTATCCTCAATATGAGTCATGTGTGTATTCTTTTGTTCTGTTATAAACTCTTGGAAATCCATTAGAATTTTATCTTGTTGTTAAAAGAAGGATCTGGTTTTACTCCCAGAAACGTCTTGAGTTTCATTATACCACCCTTGAAGAATGTTGTCACCTTTCTCCAAGTCTTGGTCACCCATCCACGAATCACACGTAACAGTTTCAATTCGTGTAGTTCGATACTTTCGTTTAGTTCTTCGGTCTCTTGCATCGAGTCAACGATCAATGAGATAACTGACCAGAAGTTATACTCACCAGTCTTCTTATTTTTAATCTTACGTGAAGATGTTTTGAATCGTGCTTGTAGTTTCATTGCGTTTGCAATCTTGAGACAGTATGTGTCATCATCCACAGAATGAATCTTGACTGTACCACCGTCTGCACTTGCAACCAACATAAACTCAGCGGCTGCATTTGAGGATCTTCCGAACTTCTCGTATCCAGACATCGCCTCTCGAGCAAACTCAACCTTGAACGATTTAGATTCGTTGAATAGTTTACCCAACTCTTCCATACAATCTTTGTGTGCCTTCTCTGCCTTGTTTACCACGTCATTAGTACCCGCTTTAATCAGGGGACGTAACTGAGATGGTGCAAGAGTAGACTTAACAAATCCTTCTAGGACATCGGTTGTTGTTTTATATTGTGGGGATTTCTTGAGTTCTGGATTGGAGTTCTTGGTAGCGGCTTCAAAGGTTGCGGTCGATTCTGCTTTACCACCAGACATCAACTGTGCGATACCGATCTTAACAGAGAATCGCATATCACCAATAAGAACATCTGTCTTAGGTGTAATGTCAGTCGCACCGTGAGATTTCCAGAAGTCCGTCAATGTCGCCTTTGCACGACCATATTGTTCCGCTTCTTTATTCTTGAGAGCAGGATATTGTTTTAGAACCGCAGTCGCAATCTTACGACCAGCCTCAAGTGCTTTGGGGTTCTCTTTAATGACATTGAATACTTTGTCCGAAATACCATAGTCAGTCGGATTATCGGTGATGGGTTTTCCTTTTAACTCATAGAAACCCATCACGATTGACGCTTCGTAATCCTCTGCTTTAAGTGCTTCGGTTATGTAAGTTTTAAACTTCATCAATTTGTCCTAGTGATTAATTTAAATTAATTATAACACTATTTATAACAAAACGGAAGTAGAACTTTGTTCCTCGTTGTATTTTTCTATAGTTTCTCGCAACGGACGAACCCAGTTATCACGATGTTCGATGAACACTTGAGGATCATTACCATCAACAGAAATGATAGTAACTAACTGAGTGATAGGTTGACCAGTACGTTCTTCCCACATGATTGCATACGCAGATTCTTGCATGAAGTAGTTCTTAATCCAGTCTTTACGTTTAGGTTTCATCGAAGTTTTGTAATCGATGATTGACGGTTTACCATCAAAGATACCCACGCAATCCACTCGACCAGCCACACCAAGGTGGTTAGAGTACAGTGGTGCCTCTTGGGCATACACTTTAGTCAGACGTTCATCAAGGATAGGTTTGAGATCAAGGAACGATGCAATGATGTCAGGAGTGTATCCTTCTTTGAAGTTGGGATCATTGTTTACATACTTCTCAATGATTTCGTGAACTGCCGTACCACGAGTAGATGCACGGTGAGAGATGCGATTCGCTTCCTCATGACCGACTTTAGCACGCCACTTCGCAATAGACTCACGTGACAGTATAGATAATACCGTAGTGATGGAAGGAAGATTGACTCCCTCTGGCGTTTTGTATTTACGACCAGAGTCCGTAGTAACGGCATTCATCTCAGTCAATTCAACGTTTTCATGTATAAAATTCATATTCATCCTTTCTCATTACCTAGCTGTATTATAACACTAGTCACGAGACGTGTCAAGTTATATTTTCAATTAAATTACGTAACAAGAAGGTTAATCCTAGTCCATTAACAAGTATCAATGCCCGATCTTTCCAGAGTATCGATACCCATAACCATCCCATTACACCTATTACAGATAATACCAAATCAATTATCTGTAACCCTTCTACCCCACGTATAGACATGGCGCATATCATAGTGATTGATGCAAACCATTTTACATACCAGTCTAACGTTTGTCGTTCATGTTTCATCTGTTTCTACCTCTAACTCCGTTTCGATCCAAACCCTTGCACCGCAAGAGAGTGGTTTAGTTGGAGAGTAAACTACCCTCGCAACTTCGTTCCCATCCTTGTCACGAATAATCGCATTACTGGTATATCTATTGTTTTTGTAATCCTTCACTGTGATTACAGGTTCTTCCGTACCGTTCTTTAGATTGGCACGGATCTTATGCATGTTTACATGTATTTTAGTTTTCATTCGCAAGGTTGGATGATCGCATCCCAACGGGCACGATCAGCTCTCTCTTTTTCAATTTGACGTTTGGTTCGTAGGTCTTCCATTCGGTCACGAGCCGCAATCCACTTATCGTAACTCAATGGCTTTCGAGCGTTACCACACGCAAGACCTTTTCGTTTAAATTCTTTCTTGAGAATCGCCTTCTCATCTGCACCCATGAACACGCCGACCAGTTTCAGTAGACACTGACGGAACGAACGTCCGTGGTGCATGTGACCAAGACAGTGGGCCAGTTCATGAAGTAGAGTGTAACGATTCAGACCAGTTTTCGCAAGAGTCACAACACGTCCGTTAGTGTAACCAGAGTTCTTCTTGTTTCGGTTATTCATTGCCACGATTTGAGGGGCAGAGT